TTTAATAATCAAGGTGAGCTGCTCGCTCAGGTGACACAAGCGTTTGTCTTAAAACGAACCGCTGAAATACGAGAGCAGAATCATCAAGCTTTGCAGATGTTTCGTAAGTACGTGACCGATACCGAAATGGTGGATCTGTTGGCGTTGCAATACAGTTTAAAGCGTCAGGTCATAGAAGCCGGTGATGAGACTGTTTTTCCCGCAAAGCCTGCGGTCATGGAGTCTAATGAAAGTTTGCTTCAGCGTTTTGATTTGGCGCCTTTCCAGTTTCATACCACTGGCACTCGGCTTGGTTATCGTTTTCATGCCATGACTTTAGAAGAGCGGCCAACCATTACGGTGAACTCTGAAAAAGATGCTCTGGTGATGCGTTATGAGTTTCCTGAAACATCCTTACCTAACCCTATCAAAGATGCGCAAGCCAGGATGCTTGAACCTAATTCAGGCAAAGTTTGTGTGGCGTTATTAAGCCGCACATCACTCAATGGTGTTCCAAGTTCGGCCTTGCTTGAAAGAGCAAGACAATACTTAAACCGCGATGACATCGCGCAAGAGTCGGATGAGATCACGGTAAAAGCGGCAACGCCTAAACCTTATCAAATTGAAGTGACGCTTTTTACAGGAGCGGATCCCAACAATGAGGTCGACAAAGCGTCGGCGGTCGTTGTGGCTTGGCAGTTTGCCGAAAAAGCACAAAGGCTTGGCGGCATTATTGACCGGGAAGAAGTGGCCCATATTTTTTATGAGCTGGGTGCGAAACGAGCCAAGGTTCAAGCGCCGGCGGTTGATGTGGTGTGCGCTTGGGATGAAGCGCCACATTGTACGGAGGTGATGGTGAATGTCCGATCTGAATAAGGCGTTTCTATCGGTCCAGCCCAATAATGCTTCTCTTATTGAAGAGGCTTTGGAGTTTGCTTGGACAGAACTTATTCAATCCACTTTTTGTCCGTATCCCAACCTTAAACAACCCTTATTGACGGATAAAACCTTTGTGGCTTTGCTTGCGGGTGAGCGAGGTGTAACGGATTGGCAGCCAAAAGACACGCTAGAAAGTCAACGTAAAACGGTGGATAAGGCGTTTGATATTCATCGAAAAGCAGGAACGCGATTTGGTTTGTCTATTGCATTGGATGCGATTGATTGTGATGTGGAAGTGACCCCTTGGCATCAAATGCAACCAATACACGCGCCGTATCATATTGAATGTATCGCATGGCAACGAAACCAGCCGCTTGATAAGTCGGCGATAACCCGAGTCTTAAGTCGCATTGAGAGCACTAAGTCTGAGCGAGACACGGTTGATTTCATTATGGCGCTTGGTATTGATTCTGGGTTTGAATTTTCAGCCGTGAAGCTAAATAGCGTCATTGCGAAAGACGATCACTGCAGCGGTAACATTAAAGCCTCATCAGGCTTTGCTCCTCTGTATTGGTGCGCAGCCACACGCCTAATTTTTATAACTGATTTTGAATTTGGAGCAGTAGCATGAGCTATGTTGTGCAATACACCGATGCGGGGCTCGCTGAGCTTATTAGCGCTCGTCACCAAGGGCTAAAAGGAGCAATTAAATACATTGCTGTGGGTGACCGTAGTTATACACCGACGACAGATCAGAATGCGTTGAAAAACGAACTTCAACGCGAAGTCATTTTGGACTGGGAGGAGCTCAGCCCAACACAGTTGAGAATGGGCGCCGTCTTCAAAGGCAGTCAAGAATATGAAGTTCGTGAAGTGGGGTTCTTTTTAGAATCCGGTACTTTGTTGGCGGTGTATTCCGCCCCGAGGACATTACTGACATACAAATCGGCGAATTCGAGTTGGTTACAGAGGTTCACACTGGATGTGTCTCCACTGCCGAGCAGCAGCGTGACAATCGAGGTCGGGACCGAGAATGTCAATTTACTGATGTCTGAAGAGGTGTTGACTGCTGCTATCGCTACGATCTCTTTAGGAACAACACAAATTAAAATAGCTCATCAGCATTTGTTGCTTAGTGAGCGGCTAAGAACGGAGCTGGGTTAATGGGTATTGAACAAAAGATTACAGATTTACAGCGAATTTCGGCAGAGCAGACAGCCGCTTCACAAGCGTTGTCGCAAGAAGTGGTAGGGAAAATGGGGGAGATTGATCAAAAAGTTATTGAAGCCAAAGATAGCTTTGATCGTTGGCGTGGTGAAGTTCAAGCAAAAGACATCAATGGCCAAAGTGACTATAAGTCGGTGATTGATTTAACGGGGTTGAGTACCGACTATTTTTATCCAGTCTGGTGGGGAATGCCAGGTAATGAAGAGGGAGGATCACGAATCACTATTTCAAGAGGGCATTCGGAAGACGGAAATCTGATGCCTTTCGGGGCAAGGATTTTTATTGCAGGGTTAAATCTGCAAATGGAAGGCGTGGGATCTCAATTTAATGGGGATACAAGTTACCTCACCATCAAACGACTTTCTCAAACTTACCGAAAAACTGTCCGAGCCGTTCATTTAGGCATGAAATGTCTTGCTTACCAAGTTAATAATACTAGGCCTTTATATGGAGGGGTTTCTGGAGGGAGTGTTGTATACCATGGTCAACGAAGTGGGTGCTACCTAAGAGGCGGGCTGACTTATCACGTAAGAAAAAGTTTCAATAATCAGCTGTGGTATAGCCGAGAAGCTGGTGAGGTGTCAGCAGGAATATATGCGCCTGCAAATTTTGAAATTGAATGGAAAGTTAAGGCGTATCATATCGATGACCCATTTCTTGGCCCTGACTATGAAGAGCATCGTCTAGCTTATGCGTTAGATTACGATAAACGTTATGCAAGAAAAGACTGAGGGTGACATGAGTTACTATATCAAAGAGTTGGCTTATTCTAATGGAGAGACACTTTACAATGTGCCGGCAGAACTTGGAATTTTGATTGAAATGGGTTTTAGTGAAGATCGAGCTTCTGAGATTTGCCTAGAGGCTGAACATGAGGCTCTATGGGAGCTGATTCGAGCAGAGCGTCATTCAAAGCTCACGGAGACGGATTTTACTCAAGTGGGTGATGCTCCAATTACAGAAGAAAAGAAGCTTGCGTTTGCAGCGTACCGTCAAGCGCTTCGCGATTTACCCCAAAACTTTTCCAATCCAAATGACGTCATTTGGCCAGAAAAGCCAACCCAATAAACCGCTTCTAATAAGGCGGTTTTTTTGTATCTAGACAAAGCCCTTTGCAGCAATGTGAAGGGCTTTTTTATTGGAGCGTTTCTTTGTGCAGAAATCAAAAGTAAAAACACTGGAATACCCGATCATCAAAGAGTTTCGATTGAATGGTCGTTGGGTGTCTCCAAATGAAAAAACTATCCATCTTTTGCCTCAACAAACGGCCTTCCTTATCCAAAATGGGAAATTAGGGCCAGCGATTGAAGTCAAGGTGTCGTCTAAATCCACGGAAAAAGAGGGCAAGTAATGCTCACGCCAATCCAAGATTTTGAACTCAATGGGGTAGAAGTTAACACCATTGAGCCTCAACCAAGCATGGGACCACTTGCATTGCAGGTGGTTCATTTAATTGGTACTGCGCCAAATAAGAATACGGGCTTGAGTTATAACGAGCCAACGCGTTTATGGAATTACAGTCATGCGATGTTATCGCTTGATAGCGTTGGGACCAGGCAAGGCACATTGCCTAATGTGGTTCGCTACTTACTTGAATACGTTAAGTGCATTGTGTACGTAACGATTGTAGAAGCCAATACGGACGCATCCGTGACTGAAGCAAATATCATCGGCGGGGTAAACAGTTCTACAGGAGCGATCACCGGCCTTGAAACCGTTAAGGCGTGCGCTGAAACGCCAACCATCATTGCGGCGCCAGGGTTTAACTCGAAAGCCGTGGGTCAAAAGCTTGCGCTTATTGGTCGCGATGTTCGCTGTCGTCCGGTTCTTGATGGTCCGAATACGAATGATATGGAAGCTGCAGAGTTTGCCGCTGAATTTGGCTCGGAAGGGACAGGACAAGATAAGCTGTCGATTATCGACCCATGGTTTTTGAAAACCTATGACGGTGTGCAATCTCTTATGCCTGCTTCTATTGCTTTGGTGGCAGCGATGGCCTCGGTTGAAGGTTGGGAGAGTCCGCAAAATCGAGGGGTACTTTGTGATGAAACTGCTCGTAATGTGTCCTACAAAATCAACGATAAAACCACTCAAGCCAATTTCCTGAATAAGCATGGTGTGGTGACGATTGCTCGCACACGAATGGGGGGAATGTCTATCATTGGCAACCGCTCTAATACCGGGCGCTTTCTCTCTCATGTCGGTTTGGAAGATTTGATGGCGCGTAAGCTGGAAGAAACCAGCCAACCGCTGATGGGTAAGCAGCTTACCGAAGAGTTCATGGATCAAGTTGTTGACCGTTTAACGAACTGGGGCCAAAACTTGGTGGCTCAGGGCGTTATCCCGGTATTCAAAGCATTCCTGCACCCAAGCAAAAATAACCTAGAGAATTATACCTCTGGGCGTTGGTACTTGTGTGTTAACTATGGTCGCTATGCTCCGAATGAGCACATGGTCTATGAAATGAGTGTAGACAACGGGCTTATCGAAGCGTGGCTAGAGGAGGTCGTCAATGGCTGATCGTATTCGCATGCGGCTCTCGGCGCAGATTGAATCTGTGCCGATGATGAACGAAATCGTGGAGTTCACTCCGGTTGATATTAAAACCAAGACGGTGTCTAACGAGGGCTCGTTTGTCGAGTCTGAAGATGTCGTGGGCTTTGAGCCGCTTAAGTGGACGCTTAAAGTACGTGGTGATCATCAAAAAATCCAAAATGCCCTTGGCCGCTTCTTTATGGATAACGCTCAAATTAACGTGACGGAAAAAGGAAAAGACACCGATCAGGCGAAGTACCAAGAGGTTTACTCGATGTACGGGCCAATCACCAACATCAAAAAAGATGCAGTGAAGATGGGAGAAAAGCCAACCGTAACCATTGAAGGTACCTGTAAAGCATACAAACTCACCGATACGGGTACTGTCATTCACGACATTAATGTCGATACAGGCAAGACCGTCGTTGGCGGTGTGGATTTGATGGGTACGGCGGGTATTAGTTAGGATTGAAGCTAACCCCGAATTTGGGGTTAGCAATCAAAACCTAAGCCACCCAAATCGGGTGGCTTTTTTTATGGGAAAAATTCATGAAAAATCAAAGCAAACTGACTTTTTTCTCGCGTGAAAGCGTGACCCTTAAAACGATCCCTGTTGCGCAGTTCCGTAAGCTGCCACACATCGAAGCCGAACAAGAACTCACGGCTAAACAGCTCTTCGAACAACGTAAAGCCGTGATTATGGCGTGCAGTGATGTGACCAAAGAAGAGTTCGAAACCTTAGCGGTGCCCGACTTCAATCAGCTCTATGACGACATCTGTGATTTGATTCTAAAACCATCAGATGAACTGCGGGGTGAACAGCTTAATGGTAAGTCGGTAGAGTTTGCCTTGCTGCATCCTTTCGAAAATGAAGTAGGTGACAAGATTAATAAGGTGAAGTTTGCCATTCCTAAAGTCGCGCACTCTGAAGCGTTGGCGGACATCACCGAAGAGCGAGCGCGTGAAGATTTTATGTTTGAGGTGATCACGGGCTTGCAAAGGTCCGATCTTGATTTTCTCTCAATCAATGATTATCTGGCGCTAAAACCGCAGGTGGGCGCTTTTTTTCAACAATCGGCGGCGTACTTTCGCCCGATGACGTTGAGAGCCTAATCGACCTCGTTCCAATGCACCGAAATACATCTGAATCTGAACTAAGGCGATGGCCACAAGATGTCGCGGTGCGTCGTTATGAGCTTATTCTCGCCAAGCTTGGGGTGAAATAATGTCCGAGAAAATTAACCTCGTTCTTAATACCACCGTCAATGGTCTTGAGGACATTGTTTCAACGACCACAGCCACAGAGCGGTTAACCGCGGCACTTGAAAGCCAGCGTGTAGAGGTGATCTCACTTAATGGCAAGCTCAAGCAATTAAATGGTTTTGAGTCTGCCAGCAAGCGAGCAGCTAAGTTAGCCGGTCAGCTTGATGATGCTAAAGCAAAGGTGACTCGCCTTAGTCAAGAACTGGAAGACAACAAACAGCGAACTTCGGGTCTTCGGGTTGAATACAGTAAGACACAAGCGGAGATAAAAGGCCTCAACTCTCAACTGAAAAAGGCCTCGGGCGAAGGGGCCATTGATTTAAAGAATCGGTTATACGAAGCGCAAAAACGGCTAGATTCGTTTAACGATGAGATTCACCAGGGCAAGGTGAAAACCAATGAGTTGAATGCGGCCTATAAAGCGGCAGGTAAACGGGTTACCCAGCTAACCGATAGCCAAAACAAGCAGCGCGATAAACTCAGAGGGCTGGGCGCCGCGTTAAAAGAGTCTGGGATCAATACTGGCCGTATGAGTGATGAGCAAAGAAAGCTCGAAGCTCAGGCAGAAAAGGCCACAGCGGCTATCGCCAAACAAAACCGCCACTTGAAAGAGATGAAATCAATTCAATCACGAATTGATACTCGCGATGCAAAATTGAGTGAGATTGGCGGTCAAGCGACGTCGCTTGCCATGGCTGCTGCACCAATAGCGGCGACGGTGTGGTCGGCAGTAAAGAACGAAAGCTCGTTTGCTGATGTGAAAAAGGTGGTCGATATGACCCCTGAAGAAGCAGATGCCATGCGTAATTGGTCGCTAAGAACCTCCACTGAAACACCGATGAGCGCCATTGACATCAACGCTATGTTGGCAGCTGCTGGGCAAAGCGGCATCAAAGACAAAGCCGAGTTAAAACAGTTCGTGCTCGATTCTGCCCAAATGGGTGTCGCTTTCGATATGGAAGCAGGCCAAGCGGGTGAAACCCTCGCGGTATTTAAAGCAGCATTAGGGTTAGATCAAAATGGTGCGATGGGCCTTGCTGGCCTTGCCAACCATTTATCGAACAACTCGAATGCGAAAGCTAACGACATTGCAGGCGTAATGGCTAGGCAAGGCGCGTCTGCCAAAATGGCGGGGTTCTCCGCTAATGAAGCCGCGGCGCTTTCGGCGTCGATGCTGTCTGCAGGTATGGGGGAAGAACGCTCTGCAACCGCACTTAAGAATATTTCAGGTCGCCTCACTCTTGGCGGCGCAGCAACCAAAGCGCAGCAAACCGCGTTATCAACCGTAGGTTTCGATTCAGTAGAACTCGCCACATCAATGCAAAACGATGCTTCGGGGACGTTATTGCAAGTGCTTGAAGCCATAAGAGATGCGCCATTAGAAGAGCAAAGTGCATTAATCACTCAAATCTTTGGTGAAGAAGCGAAAGGGGCTGTGGCTTCACTGGCGGGTAACACGGATTTATTTCGTAAAACGCTCAAGTTAGCTAAGCAAGGGCAAGACGTTCATATTCAGTCATTACAAGACGAATATGAGGCACGAATAAACACCAGTGAAAACGGCATTTCTCAGTTCATCAACAAGGTGAACCGTTTAAGCGTGATCGTTGGTACCGCTCTTTTACCTGCGCTCAATTGGGTACTTGAGCCATTAGGTGATGGCATCAATCTATTGGCGGATTTTGCCGAAGCTAACCAGGGCGTTACGGCTGCGGTTGGAATTGGTGTTGCTGGCTTATTGGCGTTCAAAGGCGCGATGTTAGCAGGCAAAGCCGCCTCCCTTATCTTTGGTAATACCCTCGATAAAGGGCGCTTGTTTCGAAAGGGCTTAAACCGTGAAACCCAACAAAGTGGCCGAGCAGCGGCTTTTGCAACGAAACAACTTAGCCGGTTAAACCGAGCCATGATGAGTATGGGCTCTGGTCGTGGCGGGAGAGGAAGTGGCGGTGGTTTGGGTGCCAGTGGTCGTCGTTCAAAAAGCCGAATGCCTCCACGTAAGTTACGTTCACGAAACCCGCTTGCTCGAGCTTACAACATGGCGAGCACAATGATGACGGCGAACCGGGGCGCTTTGCCATTATCGTTAGGCGGTGGCGCATTAGCGATGATGCCAAGCGTTGCGATGGCGCAAGATGGCATCGCGCTAGCCGGTGATGTGGCTCAAGGTGCGGGTAAAGCAGGCTTAGGCAAATTACTTAGGCCGCTTGATATGGCGATCAGTGCCGGCAATATCGCAACGGCCGTCACCGAAGGCGATAGCAAAACCGCCTTGGCCGAAGGTGGTGGGCTACTTGGTAGCATCGGAGGGGCCAGTCTTGGCGCGACTATCGGAACTATGGTCTTCCCTGGTGTCGGTACTGTGATAGGCGGTTTAGCCGGTTCGTTATTAGGCGATCTTGGTGGTGAGTTTTTAGGGGGATGGTTCGGCGATAAGTTGGATTCGCCCGACGATAAACTCATGGCTTCGGAAACGGTATCTGAAAAGTTAGTCGAGAAAGAAAAAAACGAATCTCTCATCCGTCAAACCCCCAATGTCATCTTTAAAACTGACGTCGCTATTCAGGCCGCACCAGGTATGGATGAACAGAAAATTGCAGCCCAAGTTACCGCTCAAATTGACCAGCAAATGAAGTCCCAATATGACTCTTTAACGGGGCTTACCATCGACGATTCCATTAACGTGTCAGCCATTGATAGAGGATAACCATGCATCATTTAGTGATTGGGGAGTTCGTGTTTTCGGTTGGAGATAAAACGCCCATAACGAAGTTTGATAGAACAACGGCAGGCGCTTACTCCGAAGTCGGCCTCATTGATAATGCGCGTTCAGAGCGAACGGGCAGACCACTTGAAACGATAGATATTACAGCGAAGTGGCTTCAATACAGCGCCGCTAAGTCCGTGGACGTGATTCGTGCCTTGATTGATGAGCCTCAACAAGTGAGTGACGGTCAAGGTTTTAACCTGGGCCGTTGGACGATCAAGCAGATTAAAGAGGGGCGCAGTGAGCTTATTCATGATGGGCGCGCCATGGTGACGGATATGTCTTTGCAGCTCTTGGAGTATCGTGGATGAAAATATTTGCGCGTAAAGGGGAATTAATCACTGATTTACTTTTTAAACAAACAGGCCAAGACAGCGATCAGTTAGAGACCGCGTTTTATCGCCTTAATCCGCATGTCCGTGGAGATGCCTTCACTGCAGATACCCATGTCCATATTCCTGAAATATCTACGGTGAAACCCACTCAATCTGTTACGAGGTCTTGGGACTAATGTTCAAACTAGTCGGCAAAAATAGCGAACTGTTATTGGCTCGCCTTAAATCGTGGCGTCTATCTGATGGCAACGGGATTGAGGGGGATAGCCTTTCTTTAACGATCAACTCTGATGACATTGACGGCATTCCCCCGAAGGGAGAAAAGTACTCAGTCTATTTGGGTGAAGTGCTGCGTGATGAATTTCAAATATCGAAACGTTCCATCAGCTTACATCCCCGAGAAGTGACTTTGGTGTTGTCTGTCGCCCCTTTCAGTATTAAAGATGAAACCGGTTATCGAGAGCGTAAATCGATGAGCTGGGACAAGACAACACTGGCTCAAGTTGTTGCGGATAATGTGACCCCTCATGGCTTTCAAACTTTTGTGCACCCGAGATTACAACAAATTGAAATCGCCCATGTTGATCGCACTGATGAAAGTACGCCTTCGTTTTTGTACCGGCTTGCTAAGCAATATGATGCTGTCGCTAAACCTATCGATGGTCGCTTTATTTTTGCTCCCAAGGGGGAAGCTAGAAGCGCCAGTGGCAAAGACATTGAAACCATCACGTTATCGCAGCCCAGCGGTAATCAGCCACAACTTCCGAATTTCATCAACGTGAGTATCGACCTCGATGGACGAACGGATGTCGCCGGTGTTAAGGCATTTTATCTTTCGACTGAGGACGGTACTCGACAGGAAGTGAGAAAAGGTAAGGCGCCATTTAAATCGATAGGTAAAGACAGAAACAGTCAACAAGAAGCAGAGCAGGCATGCGCGAGCGAACTCAGACGAATGCAGCGAGAGGGACGAAAGCTCAGTATCGAAGCGCCGCCAAACCCAGCGGTATTTGCGGAGGGGTTATTGATTCTCGATAGCTCTTTCCCTGGTGCATTCCAAGGAACGTGCTCAATAGACAGCGTTTCGTTTTCAGGCCAAGGTTTACAACCAAGGCGCATGAGTATTAAAGCCACCTTAAAGGGAGAATAAAATGATTAAGTTGAATGCCGGTGTTCATCATGCCGCTACTGTTCGCTGTAAGATTTCAGATGCACAGATCAAGAGATATGCAAAGCTGCCTCATGTGAGGCAGCTGAAAGACGAACGGTACTCGGTGTATTTGCGCTACAAGAAAAACAGACAGCAAGGCTCTTGGGTTTTTTATGAGTACAGAGGTAGCAAGCAAACCGCTCACGTCTTTGGGAAATACCCTAACTTGAGCGCGAAACACATCCCAGACGTTGTCGAGCATATAGTAAAAGAGCTCTCCACTGGCATCAGAGCCCGCTCTAATGAATTTACTACCGTCGATGAGTTGTTGGTTTGGTATTTAGATATGGAGACGCGAAACGGGCACTTATCTAAAAACCGGCTGACTTCGCTTAAGGCCATGATTGACTCACACCTGATTTCACGTCTTCACTGTGTCGAGATTGCAGGGCTTTCACATCGCGAGATTGAAAAAAAATTGATGAAGCCTTTACGCGAAGGGCTGTACTCAATCAGTTATATTCGCTCGATCTTTCAGGCGTTAAAAGTGGCGTTTAATCAAGCGAGAAAAATGAACAAAATCGGGCATGATCCGCTAAATGGCATGGTGTTTACTGATTTTGTAAAGGCCAGAATCAAGCCTAAAGGGTGCAAATTGCTCGTTGGGCAAATTGCGGACTTACTTGAGCAGTTTGGTCAAGCTGAGCCATTGACTCGGATGTTGTGCTTGATGATGGTCAGCCACGGCACACGTATTGGTGAAACGCGTAAAGCGAAGTGGTGCAACATTTGTTTCGTCACCAAGCGTTGGAAAATTCCGAGACATGATACGAAGACAAGAAAAGAGATCTTATACCCCCTAACCGATGATTGGGTCAGTCTGCTTCAGGCCTATAAAGCATGGCAATTGGCTAAACATTATAAAGGGAACAACCTTTTTCCATCTTCCAAACGAGACCAGAGGCCAGTATCAAGCGCTGAGGCCAGCCAGATGATTAGAGCCATAGCGAAAGGAAGTTGGACAGCTCATGACCTAAGAAAGTTAGCGCGTACCGTGTGGGCTGATATCGGGATTGATTACCTGGTTGCTGAGACGTTATTGAATCATGCTAAGGGAAAACTGGAACAAGCGTACATTCACACTCACATAGAATTACAGAAGTCAGAAGCCCTCAAAACCTATCATTCGTGGCTAAAAAATTGCTGGCGA